TATTATTCCCTGAAATCGCCAAGTCCATTGTGACCATATAACGATTATTGGGAGACACCGTGAAGAAGAAGTGGTTGTCATTGGTCAGGCCAGCGTTGGCGACCTCTTGGTATGGCACCCCAGCGACGGACGGCTTGATAATATAGGTATAGCCGGTCATCGGCTCCCACGATGGGTTTGCCCCGGCCCCATTCGTCTCTAGCACATACCCAAGCGTCCCCGCGGGCAACTTGGCCCAACTGGTCCCGTTGTGGTATAGGATGTCGCCCTGCGTTCCCGTCAACTCCGTGATGTTCTTGCCGCCCGTCGTGTTATAGGCGACAATGTTCTGCACGGTGGTCGTCGTGTCGTCGCCCACCACGTCGCCAGATCCCGCCGTGACGGTTGCCCACGCCGGATTCGCGCCCGAGCCGTTGGTCTTGAGGAACTGCCCGCTCGTTCCCGCCGGGAGCTTGGCCCACGAGGTGCCGCTATGATAAAGCACATCCCCTTGGGTGCCCGTCAGTTCGGTGATGTTTTTCCCGCCCGTAGTATTGTACGCCACGATGTTCTGCACGGTCGTGGATGTATCGTCGCCTACCACGTCACCCGATCCACCACCACCACCGCTCGCCGGACCCGTGAAGGTCTGCCCAATCGTCGGGGCGACGAACTGCTCGTCGAGATAGTCCGTGTCTTGGTATTGCAGGTAGTACTGCGTCGGAAGCGCCGTATCGACGCTGATTTCGTACACCCACGTCTGTGACGCCGTGGAATCCCACGTGGCCTTCCACCCGTCCGCGGTCTTGGTGCCGCTCGTGACCACGTTGGTCGCCGTCGTCCCGGACTGATCCTTGACGGACGCGGCAATCACCTGTGTGGTGAACGTCTGCTGCGTATTGTCATCGCCGTCCTCGTCCAACGTGCTATTGCCACGCTGGAAATAGAACCGCCACCACACCTCGTACTTTCCGGTGCCCGCGTTGTAGCCCTGCTTCTGCACCTTGATAATGGCGTTGTTGACGCCGTAGTTCTGCGGCCACTCGCTGACGCCCGTGCGGAAGAACGACACGTTGCCATCGGGGTCTGCGGCATAGACGCGCCACTCCACCTGATAAATGAAACTTGTGTTGTTGATTGTCGCGTCGGCCTGCATATACGTCACGTCAGTCCGCGGATACAGCGCACCGGTCCACGCCGTCCACGCGCCCCACGTCTTCTTGATGCGCTCGCGGCTCCGGTATTCGTAGTAGACCACGCGGTTCTGTGGGTCCACATAGTTGAGCCGCACTAAAACCTGCTGAAGAAACGGCCCCGCCTCATTGTACAAACTTTCTGGCGTCAAGATAACAGCGTTACCCGGAGGCCGAGTGATTGTTGTCGGCACCCCGGTGGCAATGCCCATTACCCCAGCATATACCGTCAAACCAACACCAGTAAATGTGCGCTGCGGCACATAGGCCGAGTCTGTCTTGCCCGCCGCCCGATGCTTGATGCGGTACCAGTACTTGGTGCCCGTGCGCGGGAGCACATCGACATACGTCTCGGCGGTCGCCGGAAGCACCACGAGGTCCGCATAGGTGCCGGGATAATCGTATGCCCCTGATGTCAGGTTTGGCGCACGTTCGATGACAATCTCCGATGCGCCAACCGAGGCCCACAACCCAAGCACCACGCCCTGCGTCAAGCTCACATCGTTCACCCCATCGAGCACCGCAAGACCCGCCGGAACCTCACACGTCCCAGTCGGACTCCCCGCCGTCGTGAAGGTCGCCGTCACCGGGGTCTGGGCCACCGCCGCCACCGCATCGCGGAACGCAATCCCCACGATGTACGCGGTCGAGGCCGTCAACCCCGCGACCGCCGTGGTCGTCGACCCCGCGGGCAACGTGCTCTGGCGATAGGGTCGCCAATCGCTCGGAGCCACCGATCCCGGCGCGACATACACGTCCACCGTGTCCGTCGTGTTGCCGTTCAAGCTCCACGACACCACCGCCGTCTGGTTCGTCAACGTCCCGACCGTCACGCTCGTCGGGGACACCCACGAGGCAAGCGTCACATCGGCCCACGCGCTCCACGCCGTCGGGAACCGCCCCGCCTGCTCCGACCGCACCCGCACCCACACCCGCGTCCCCGGCACCATCGGCGGGAGGTTCACGGCCCCGGTCGGAATCTGCCCTGCGGCGTACCGCGTAAAGACCTGCCCACGCGTCGGCGTGGTCGCCCCGCTCGCGTACTCCACCGCGACCGAGATGTTGCCTGCCGAGTTGAGCGTGGCCGCATTGGTGATCGTGAACGCCGCCACCCGTCGCGTATCTGCCGCGGACTGCGCCACCGAGACCGTCGCCGCCGTCGCGGGCTGAACATACGGCCCCGCGTCCACGGCCTTGTACACGACCGCCTCGGGCCGCTCCTCGCGCCGGACGATTTGCACCACCCGCGCCCCGACCGACGACTCGCCGATGCGGTAGTTCTTGTTCGGGTAGTAGCTTGCCGTGAGATAGGCGAAGTCGCCCACGTCAAGGTTCGCCGCGCTTGATGTGCGGAGGACGGCGAACTCGCCCGTCGGTGCGCCCCGCCCGAACCGCGTGAAGCCCTCGAACGCCACGCCCTGCGCGAACGCCTCAAAGCTCGGGATGAACGAGGCGGCGTCCGTCACCATCCCGGGGATCTCGTAGCTCACCATCCGCGTCGAGTACGTGCTCGTGTCCCCCGAGAGGTACTGCACCGGCTGCGTGGTCGCCGCGATGCCGTCGGGCGCGAACGTCTCGGGATCGTCGTCCGTAAACGTCTGCTGCACCAACAGTTGCTGCGAGAGCGTGTAGCCCGTGACGACGGTCCCCTCGTCCAAGTCGAAAATCGGAGGCGGCGCGTCACCCACCAAGTCTGCCGTGGCGACCGTCACCGACGGCGCGGTCGAGGACAACGTGCGGGTCGTAAAGAACACCACCTCGCCCGCCGTGTTGATACGGGCCGAAAACCCGAACGGCCCGTAAAGCGAATCCTCAAGGAACTCGGACATCGTCTCCGGCCCCGTGATTCGCGCCGTCAAGAGGAGCGTGTCGCCGAGGGCCGTCTTCGCGGTCGCCTTCGCCGCGGCGTTGACGGGAAGGTTGATGAGGCTATACAACGAGGCCGCAATATCGACCGGATGCGCTTGGATGTAGAGCGGGGACCATTCGCTCACCTGCCGCGTCACGAGCCGGATGCGGAGCCGCGTATCGGCTGACGGCAACGCGGGCCACGAGGTCTCCGACTTGAGCAACTGGACGTAGAAATACTCGGACGTGTCGATGACCGCGTTCTGCCACACCCACGGGAACGCCCGAAGCGTCCCAAGCCACTCCGACCCCGTGGCAAGGTTGGTGACAATCGCCAAGACCTCGGGGCTGCCGTACACGCGGTTCTCTCGCAATGCGGCGAAGTCCGCGCCACTCGCCGCCGCGTTCCCCGGAAGCTCGCGGAGGAGCGGCTTGATGGCCTTCTCAACCCACCCCTTCTGCGTCGGCCCCGGCGTGACCTTGCGTTCCCACAACGGCGGGAAGGCACCCGAGACGTACTTGAGGGCGATCGTATCCCCCTCGACCGGCGACCCCGCCGTGCCCGTCGTGGCGCGATACCCGACCTCCCACCCACCCGAGTCCACCGTCCGGGCCGTCCCGCCACCGATGCCGGTGATGATGGGGCCACCCAAGACGCACCCGCGCTTGGGGAACGCCGTGCGCTCCGCGGCGGTCTGCCACGTGAACACCTGCGTGGTCTGCTCCACCCGGCGGCTATTGCTCACCGTAAAGGCGTACCGCACCGCATCGACCTGCCGGAGCGAGGTCAGATACCCGGCCTGCCACACCGTCGGCCACGTGGCCCCGCCGTCCGTGGACATCTCGATATACGCCCGCCGCGAGAGCAGGTGCATCCGGTTGGTGTCCGTTGGGTCGTAGAGCTGGTTCGTCACCACGCGGATCGTCCCCGTGGCGTCCGAGCCGGTCACGACATCCACCACCTCAACGACATAGGCACCCGTTCGCACGGCCCCCGTAAGGAGGTCCACCTCTTGCCCGTCCCCACTCGGCGGGAAGGCGATGTACGGGTTGGTGCCCCCGCGCACCGAGGTGATGACGAGGGCGTCTGCGCTGTCGGCGGCGTTGCGGATGCGAAGGCGGTAGGCTTGGTTCGGCATCAGTTAGGGCGGTCAGTCGTAAATGCAGAGCATCGCGGACGGACTGCCCGCAATGTTGATGAGCGAGAACGACATCGAATACAGGAGCACGTTCTTGTCTTGGAGCGTGATCGTCACGTCCCCGTCCGGCGCAAGGCAGCAGGTCGCGTAGGTCCGCGAGGCATTGTCGCCCGTCGCCACCGACACCGTGCCGCCCCCAAGCAGGTGTGCCTGACACCGGAGCATCGTACTCATCGAGGTGTTCGGGATGTCGTTCATCGTGAAGGACGCCCCGTAGTCCGTGCGGAACGTGAACATCGACCGCGCCCCTGTCCCGAGCGAGACCGCCGTGGCCCCCACAGGCCGCTGGAACGGCGTCCAATCCGCGAACCGCGACCCCTCACCGCCCCCGATAGCCGTCGTGCCGTTGTCGAGCGTGGCCGAGGTGCCGTCATTAAATGTGATGCTGGCCATTAGCCAAGTCTCCCGCGGCTATCCGCTTTCGCCATCAACTCCTGCATCGCCCGCTGTGCGCTCGGATCGTTCGGGCCAATAATCGTCACGTTCATCGCCTGTCGCGGCGTCATCCCCGCGGCGGTCGTGGCCGAGGTCGCGCCAAAGATAATCTGCTGCGACGGAGCCGACGCCCCGACCGGCGCATAGGACAACCCACCGGGACCACCGATGGCTCCCATCGATGCTCCGCTTGCCGTGCCACCAGCCGCTCGCGCCATCGCCAAGAGTGCGACCGCCGCGCCCAATGCGAGGATGGGATGGCTCGCCATAAACGAGGTAATGGCCTTCATCTTACTCGCGAACCCAATCGCCTTGAGCGCGACATTGACCATCGCCGAGGCCATCGACCGAATGATGGCTTGCCCCATCGCCTTGAACCCATCGCCAATGTTGCCGGAGGCAATCGCCATCTCAAGGCCGGAAAGGATGCCGCCTTGAATGCTATTTGAAATGCCTTCTCCAAGAGTGGCCTTGAGATCGTCCAACCGTAGCAGTTTCAGCAACTGCTCGTCGATATCTACTGCCTCCGGCAACTCCACAATCGGCTTGGGAACGCTAATCTCAAGAGCTTTGGGCAATCCCCTTGGCTCGGCGGCACCAGCCTCAAGCCCGGTGCCAAACTGCGTCTGTCCAATAAGCGATGGCGCACGGCCCGTGGTCGCCGCCTCTCGCGCCTGAATAGCCCCACGGACTTCCATATTCAGCCGAACGGCGCGTTCAAGTTCCTCGTTGTATCGCTTCTGCGCGTCTGCAGCTTCCTTCGTGTTCTCCGCGACAGGAATCTGCGAGAGACGTGAAAGTGCCGCCTCATATCGACCAATGCTTTCCTCGGCGGTCGCGATTTCACGCTCTAGCCGACGAATCTCTGGGCTTTCTAGAAGCTTGATATCCGTCCGAAACCCTGCCGCTTGCAGACGTTCAATCTCGGCCCGCATTCCGGCAATGCCATCCTTGATATCGACAATCGCGTCGATGTCACCATATGCCGTGCCAGTCCGAAGCTCTTCGATTTTTCGCTGAATCGATTCAATGGATGCAACGGGATCGTCGGCATTGACCAAGTTTTGAAGATTCTTTTCAAACTCTTCGCGCATCTTCTTGGCTTCAATCGCCGCTCCGCGGAACGCCGTCAGCGCAGCCGCGGCAAACGCCCCAAGCGCGGCAACAACTAAACCAGTCGGCCCAAACATCGTCGCCACCTGTGAGCCTGCCTCTACGATGCGTGTCCCGGCATCAGCCGTCAGCGACCCAGTTCGCGCCATCGACTGCCCGACCGCGGCGAACCCAATCGCGGCCTTGGCCGCTCGGTCCCCGGCGATTTGCGTCCCGGTCCCGGCGGCTTGCATCGCCTTGCCGGTCGTGGTCACGGCACCCGTCGTCACCTTCATCTCGGCGGCGACCGCGGCGGCTTCGCCCTTCAGCCGCTTGAGGGCGGCTTCGACGACCGCCGCCCCCTCCTCCTTGACCAACATCTCAACGGAAAAAACCCTCATTGCGTCCTCTGCGTGTGGGCGTCCATAGCCCGTTGCATCCGTTGAGCCAAGTCGGTCATCCGCTCCCGCGTCTCCTCAAACATCTGCGACAACCGGCCCGCTGCCTTGAGATACCGCATCTCCATCTTCTGCAAGTCCTGCGGCTGATGGAACGCCACGGCCACCATCCCGGCCAAGTCCGTCCGATCCCCCAACCGCGTGACCGCCGCTTCCTTCTCCATCGTCCGCAACTCGGCCCACGTCCACAACGTCAAGGCAAAGCTGTCCTGCGCTACCGCACTCACCCCGCGACCCGTCCGGGTGGCCGTCTCCACCACCACCCGCCGGATGTACTGCTCCGCGTCCCACGAGAGTGCGACGGAGGCACCCGCCCCCGCCGCCTCGGTCAGTTTTTTTCCGACCGCTCCGCGAGCATCGCTTCCACTTCCGTCACCTGTCCCCGGCTCAACTGCACGAGCGCGGCGACCTGATCCACCGACAACTGCGCGACCTCCTTGTCCGTCAGGTCCGGGCACGAGGACCGCACCACGTCCAAGAGGGCACCAAGCATCGCCACGCCAGAGTCCTCGACCGATTGCACGGCGGCAATCTGATGGGCCGAGGCTCCGGTCAAGGGCTTCACCACAATCTCGCGCCCGAACAGCTTGACACGCGGCAGGCGGTTCGGGTTCGTCAGGGCGTCAAGATCGAGGATGGGCATCAGACGGCGTCCAGATACTCGATGCGGTACGGGGCGTCACCGACGTTGGTGTAGCCCGTCACGCCCGTGTTGAGCCGCGCCTCAATTTCAATGGCGATGGCGACCTCGGCCCCGTCCTGCGAGGTGATGTCGTACTTGGTGCAGAGCGCGGACTTGAGGAACACCTGCACGAACTTGCCGTCGCCACGGAGCCAAATGGCCCGCACGTCCGTGAGGTAGTCGCCCGCAATGAGGAGCGACCCCGCCCGCTGCGGGGCATAGGACGAGGAGGCACCGGACCAGCCGCCGATGGCGGTGATCGCCACGGAGCCGGTCGCGCCGTCCGCGCCGGGGTCAATCTGCGGCACGTTGGTCGTCGCCAGCTGAATGACCGTGCCCGTAATCTTGGGCATCTGCATCGTCTTGCGGTCAAGCCGCGTCACGGGCGACCGCTTGCCATCAAAGTCGATGTTGCGGTAGGTGATGCCGGGGTCAAACTTGAGCCCTCCGGCAAACGCTCCGAACACGCTCGTGCCAACATACAACTGGCCCGAGTCAAGGAGCACATCGTTAGGGAAGGTCGCGGTAAATCCAGTCAGCGGTGCGGTCATCGGTCTATCCTACGGTGAAGGGAAGCGGTGAGTGAAAGTTACGCACGAGAGGTCAAAACGATAGGCCAGAGGTACAACTCGTAGTTCGCCACGACCGCCACCACCGAGCTATCGGCGGGGTCAGTCAACTGCGGCACGGTCTGGCGTGTCCGGCCCCGTCCGACCATCAAGCCCGAGGCGTTCGCGGTCAGCGCGGTCAAGCATTGGTCCACGATGTCCATCGCCGACTCGACTAACGGCAACTGGCTGTCCGGTTTGCCAACCCCCTGCACCTCGAGGATGGCCGTCTCGCGGTAGCCGTTATAGGCCGGAAGGCTCGTTCGGTCGAGCCGGAGCGTGAGGTACGGGAAGACCGGATCGGCGGGCGCGGCCCGCACCCAAATCCGCGTCCCCACGAACCCCGCCAAGGTGTCCGTAGACGGCGAGACGTAATCAATCAACGCCTTACGAATCGTGCCGTAGATTTGCGTGGTCGAGGCCGTTGACGGCAGCGTCAAGCTCGACGGCACGACATACTTCGGGAGCGTCACTTGACAGCCCTCCCTCGCTCGAGGTAGCGGTTGAGCACCCGGTTGTAGGTGTCCACCATCTGCTTGGCCGAATCCAACGCCACCGGCTTGAACATCTCCACCCGCTCGAACCGGCGCGTGAAGAGGTTCCGATGGCCCATCTCCCACGCCAACGCAATCTGGCCCACCGAGTACCGCGAGGCCACGCCGAGCCGCTTGGCAGCGTTCTTGGCCCGCACCGTGATACCCTCGGGGATGCCGACCTTCGTGTACCACCCGTTGCCGCCGAAGATGGGCTCCTCGCGCTGGATGTGCTGCACGATCTGCGCCGTCGAGCGGAAGGCTTGGCTCGTGTAGTAGCCCTTCATAAACCGCCGCTTGAGGTTGCCCTCGTAGACGTTCGCGGCGGCATCAAGGGCCATCCGCGACGCGTCCCGATACGCCTTCAAGAACTGCGGCGACATATCCGTGACCTTGACGCTCACGCGGCCCCCGTGAGCCCGGCCTGCAACCGCTGCAAGGCATCAGTAAAGGTCGGCCCGGAGTGCGTGAGCACCCGCTCGCCGTCGGTCCACCGCAAGCCGATGCCGACGTTGCCCACGGGGTAGGCTTCCACCGTGCCCCCGTACTGCCCGATGAACGCCTCAAGACGCGACGAGTCGGACGGCCAGACCCCGTAGGATCGGATGTCGTGTCCACACATCTGCCGCGCATCAAGGCCGTAGGTCATCGAATGAACCCGACCGCCGAGAGGGTAAGGCTCGTCGCCGTGACGCTCGTGGTGTCCGTCTCGTTCCGCACATAGACCGAGATGATGTCGTTCGCCGCGGTCGGCACCAAGGTGGTAATCGAGAACCCGTACCCCTTGCCAGAGTCCGAAAGGACCGCCGAGACGTGGATACCCGTGATGGCCGTCCCGTTCTTGGCAAACGTCAGGCCGAACGTCTTGTTGTTCGACGCGCAGGTCAGTTCCACGTTGGCCGTCACCAAGAGCACCTGATTGACCGCCTTGGTCGCCCGGAGTTCGTTGTCCGCGAACTGCGAGAACCCGTCCTGCCCGAGCGTGGCGTCAAGGGCCGTCGTCCCGGCCAGCTTGTACCACGTGTTCGTCAGGGCGAAGGTCGTCACCGCCGAGGCCGTCAGGTCTAACTGCCCCCGGCTCGGGAAGAGGCTCACCACCGCATCCCGGATGTCCTCGGGGCTAATCAGGCCCGTGGTGTTATCCGGCAGTTGCGCGAGGAGCGCGGAGAGTACCTTCGGGGTCTCGGCCATTATTCAAAGCCCTCATCAAAGCCAATCGTGAACGCACTCGTCGACACCAGATGCACCCCATCATCCACCGCATCGGGATCAGACGCGATGAACTCGGCATACGCCGTCGGGTCGACCTCTTCCAAGGCAATCTGCTTGCAGGCCATCTGGCGTACCGGGTACACCCCGCGCACAAAGTAGAGCACGGTCGCCCCTTCAATCTTCACCACGCCGAACGGGTCCACCGGCACATAGTCCGCGACTGTCGCCACCGCGGTCGTCCGGCTATCCGTGTGCCCCTGCGGTGCGCCCGCCACCGTGAACGCGTTCGCCGTCTGGTCAATCCGGCCCCAGTAGACGCCCACCTTCGTGTAGAGCGGACGCTGGAACCCATCGGCCCCGTCGTCCGAGCGCGTGTAGAACCCGAGCCGCTGGTCAAGTAACCCCGGCGCGATGTACATCAGCCCGCCACCGGAAGCTTGAACACCCGGAGCACCTTCAACACCCGAGCCGCCGTCTCTCGGGACACATCCCACGTGATCGTCGTCGCGGCACTCGTCTCGGACCCCGCGTTCGGCGTCCGCTTCTGGTACAGGTCAGCCGCCAAGTCAAGGATGCATTGGCTGATGACCGGCTCCCATCGGTTATAGTGCTGCGACAACGACAGACCGCAGTTCGCGGTAATCGTATAACGCGGATTGCTGAAGCTGTAGCCATCCTCCGCGTAAATCATCCCTGCCGCCCCATCGACCCAATACTCGGTCGTCGGGAGCGTCACCCCGTCCACATCCACGATGCTCGTCACGGCAATCGGTCGCCGCGGAAAGACCATCGAGAGCACGGGATAATCGGCGTCCGTCACGCACCGGTCCACATAGGTCTGCGAGACCGCCGTGATCGGCACGTCCATCCACGCCTCCATCTGCGCCGTCGCTCGAGCGAGGAGCGCGTCGAGGAGCGTGTTCTCCGCGTTGGACTCGATGCGGAGATAGCTCTTGAGGTCGGCTACGGTTGGGAGAGCCACGCAAACTCCGAAGGCGGCGAGTGGTCAGGGTCTTCAATAATGCGCTTCTCACGCCACGCCGGAAGCAGCGTGGGGTCAATCTCTAACACCTCGCCCGGCAACCGCCTCACGCCGCCAATCTTACACGCGGCAATCAGCGTCACGGAGACAAGGGACGGGACGGACGAAGCCGTGGGGGGCGTCCCCCCCACGACCTCACCCTTCACCGAGGGCTTACGCGCCCGGCTCATCGAGGACCACGAACGGCGAGTGCTCATCGACCTTCGCGCCCGCGACCGTCTTGTAGGCGTAGGTCGAGGTCGGAATCGGAATCCCGCCCGCCCGAGCCACGAAGCGGTAGGTCGTCACGTCGCTGGAGAACGCGAAGTGAATCGACGACTCGACGGTCAGCGCCTGACGGAGGCCCATCGCGTAGAAGTCGCCGTTGACAAGGGCCACATCGCCCTCGGTCCCGAGCGTCTTGAGCAGGTCGGAGACAATGACCGGAAGCCCGAGGAGGGTCGCCGGAGCCCCGTCGCGGAGGTTCGGGAGGAACGAGACCATCGTGTTGTTGGTGGTCTGCATCGCGAAGAGCTTGGCAAGCACCCGGCGTGAAATCATCCACACCGAGTTCGGGCCGTGCGTGTGACGCTCGTACATCTTGAACGCATCCACCGCAGTGAAGTCGTTCGCCGAGGCGCGGGGCACCTTGATGAGGGCACCGTTCGCGCTCGTGTGGAGCGCACCAAGCGGCTGGGACGAGCCCGAGCCGTCGATGGTGATGTCTTCGTTGATCTTATTGATAATCTGCCCACCGACCGCCGCCGTCACCTCGGACGGAAGCTCGCCGGTGAAGTCGTCGCCGAGGAGTTCGTCACCGAACTGCGTGATGGCGGCGTACTTGTACATCGTCAGCTCGCGCTGGCCGAACGACGGCTCACGCACCGGCTTGGTCGAACCCTCGCCCACGATGGTCACGTTGGCAATCTTACCGGCCATCGGACGGTCAAGCGTGGTCGTGCCCTCGTCCTGAATGAGGTACGGGATGCGGAGCGACCGGCCCGGCACGTTGTAGCGGCGGGCGTACTGGAAGAGGCCCGGCTGGGCGTTCGAGGTCGAGAAGATCTCCGGCACCTGCGTGAGCGGGAGGAGGTACTCGCCGCCGTTGGTGGAGCCGGTGATGGTGCGGGTCATCAGGTCGACGCGCTTGAGCGCCTCGGCCTCCTTCGCGTTGGCCGGACCCTTCGCGACGGCGCGGAGGTAGGAGCCGACGTTCTTGAAGCCCTTGACCAGCTCACGACGCACCTCGTCCTGCGCGTCCTTCATCCCGGCGAACTCCGGCGACCCGGCGTCCACGCGGACCAGCCCCTCGTCGCCGCCCTGACGGGCGATCTCGGCGTCACCGGTGAACTCGGCAGCCGCGGCAGCCCGCATCTCAAGGGCGCGGATGTCGGCGGTGCGCTTCTCCACTTCCTCGGCGGTGAACGCGACCGAGGGGTCCATCAACTGCGACCGGAGGGCGTGAGCCTGCTCGCGCAGCTCATTCGCAGCCCGGTTCTTCGAAACCAGCGGGGTCTTCATTGTCTGTTGTCCTTGTATCAAAGAGTAAAGGTCGAACGCACCGCCGCGGTGCGCTCCTCCAACGTAGCATACCGCGCCGTCGATGCGGTCGAGGTGGGCGTCTCGGTCACCACGGGGGCGACGGAGGGAGCCGTCTCGGAGCGCGTCTCGGGGAGGTAGCGGACCAGCACCGCGTGGCGATCGGCCTCGGAGAGCGCATCCAAGGCGACGCGAGCGGCAAGCGTGAGGAGGTCGGTCTCCGTGCGCTCGGACACCTCCCCCTCGACAACCATCTCCGACGCCTCGTTCCGGGCCGAGGCAATCTCGGCACCCGGCACGGCGGGCATCGGCGTAATCGACACTTCGCGCAACTCAATCTCGGTGAACCGCTCCACCGGCTTGCCGTTCACCGTCACCATCTCGGACGTCCGCGGGATGAACCCAATCGAGAACCCCGTCGAGGCACCCGAGGCGAGGACGGCCTTGACATACTCCATCGCGGCCCGCCCCTCGGCGGTATCAAACACGTCGGCGGTCATCACGAGCGCGTCCCCGGCATCGGTCATCGAGGTAATGACCCCGACGTGCGCCTTGGAGGTCCGCTCGTGATCCATCAAGAGGGGCACCTTCCGAGCGGCGACACGCCCGTCGATGGACCGCTTGGCGCACTTGCGGGAGAACATCGTCTGGTAGGAGTCGACGACCTCGTAGGTCAGGGCGACCCCGGAGACCCGCCCCGCGATCCCCGGCGGCAACTCGCCGTCAGCGC